GCACTAATAGCACCTCTTTCAAAATCAAATAATTTCTTATCTTTTCTTAGATATTCTATATTTGCAAGAGCTTTAAGGTATTCTTGTTCTCCTGCTATGTAATTTTTTAAAGTATCAGACGCAAGTTTAGGGTCAATAAACCCTAATATCTCACAAAATACTTTAATTGAACCTATAGAACCGCCTCTTGCTTCTGCTTTATCAAATATTGCTTCTGCAACAAATCTTTTTGCTGAAGGGTCATGTCTTAATTTTATCTCACCACCACTTTTCAATAATATTCTCATATCTCTAGTTTCTGCTTTTTGACCAAATGCAACTTTTTTGTATGGCCTCCAATCAGTTACACCTTTGATTGCAACATTCTTGATAACTTTTATTTCATCTTTTCTATTGAAATTAACTTTTTGTAATCTGACATCTGTTTTTGTAACTTTCTTTAATGATAATGGTAATAAATCACCACTATCAATTAGGTCACTAACTAATACATTTAATTCTTGAAAGGTATAAATTTTAGGTTTTGCTGTTCGTAGTTCTTTTGTGATTGTTAGTTTTGCTTTATCACTTGCTAGATATATGTCAGCTGGCGACCACTTATTTACATTACCAAATTTGGCTTGAGTTCTATATCCTGATTTATTTGCAATCTTGAATAGTTGCTCAAGATTACCCATAACATCAGCGTCGCCACGAAAATAAAATAATTTTTGAAAACCTTTTGCTGATATTCTTAAATCAGGGTCAATAGATTCTATATCATTAATAAGTTTTTTTGCAATCGCTAATGAGGATATGTACCATGATAAGTCGCCTGTTAAAAATGTTTCTATAGCTTGTAAACTTACGCCGGGTGTTTTTAATCTTTTATTGGATTCGACTACTATACTAGGACTTACTGCTTTTCTAAATGAGGCATAGTCAGGTACTTTTTTTATATCAAATACTTGATTAGTTTTTTGTTTACCTAAATAGTCTGCAACAGCACAGAATAGTGCTTGTGAACTTTCAAAGAGTGCTGTTTTATCTGCCATGCTATTATTTATATACTAGCAGAGCCGATTTGTCAAGCTTTAATTAGGAAATGCTTTGCCTTTAAATACTACTGATACATTGAACTTATCAGTATCAACAGGCCTTAAAGTATAAGGTATTCTTGAGTCAAAGACTATGACACGACCTTGTCTTGGCCAATATGATTTTACAATGTTTACAATTGGGTCGCCATTAATTCCATAGGGCGTATTAATTGCTATTGCTTTCATATCATCTGTAAAATTAGGTGTCCATAAATCTAGTGTACCACCATCTTCTGGTTGCATGTTTGGTGTTAAGTTTACAATAACAGTATATGTGTTACCTACTTTAGCAGTAGGATTAACTTCATTAGTGCTTTCATTATATACATCAATATAAGAATCAACAAGGTCAATACCAGGGTTTACTTGTTCCCAAAGGTCTTTAACCCAATCTTCATCTAAGTCAACTTGATTCCATTCTTTCAATCTATGTTTACCTGTCTTAAATTTTTCTATAGCATTTTCATAATATCTTTTGATATCTTTTTCGGGCATTGTATCATCTGTATGTCGTATGACTTGATGATAGTCGCCACCTGTTAAAGCATCAGCACTTACTGTAAAAACTTTACCAGTTTTAGTATCTGTAATCTCAAACTTACTAGGTTGCTCTGGGTCACCTATTGATTCAATATCAAATTTATTTTCGGTTACTTCGATACCTGATTCTTCTAGAGAAGTGTTATCGCCTTCAACCACACTTCTCATATCAACTACTTTTGTCATGTTTTGTCTCCTGTTCTTCTTCTTCAAATAGTATCATGGTAATTAAACTATAAATTGCCATGTCCATTAAGGTATCTTTAATACCTTCTTCTTTAAATTTAAATTCACCTTTCTTGATGAAATTACTTATACGAGCATACTTATCACCCATACGAACAACAGAACCTTTCCAAGCAGAAATACCCGATAATTCTGATAATCGAAAGTTAGCAAAGATATCTTCATTTGCACCATAATCATGCCTTTTTTTATCATGTAATTCTTTTATTACATCTAAAATTTCATAAAATCTTTTACTTTGTTTATTCATATCATCCATTATATTTTTCCTAGTGTTAGGTGTTTAACTTACTCTTTTGTAACATTACCATAATCATCTTCTGCTTCAACTTTAGGTTCAGCTTTAGGCCCTTCAACCTCAGCAGAAGCTGGTACATTGTCTTGAATATACTTTGCGTGATGAGCAACGATAATTCTAGCATTTTGTATATCTGCATTTAGATTATTAACTTGCTTTTGATAATTACTTACCTGTATGATAGCATTCCTCATTTCAGTACTGAATTTAGATTCATCATACCATTTATCATTTAGTTTTATAGCCATTTGTTTTCTCCTTTTGGTTACATTTTAAAATCTGAGAATTGTCCCAGTTTTTTAAATTTATCATTAGATGATGAGGTCTTTTGCCCACTATCAACTAAATCGGTTTGTGCGTTTTGTTCTACATCATAGAAACGCATTTTAGACCTATCGACACCAAGTATAAACTTTCTATTTACCGTTGGGTCGTTATATCTATTCTTTAATTGTTTGACCATTATCTGGTTCTTTTCTTCTAGTTCTTCACTACTAATTAAAGCAAACATAAAGTCTGCTGTTGCAGGAAGACCAAAACTTTCTGAGGTATCTTCTAGACCTACATCACTACTTACAAAACCAGCTCTTGTCGTTTGAGTAGCAGAGAAGATAGGAATATCATGTTCAACAGCAAGACCTCTTAATTCTTCAGCAATTGATTTAATCATTGTATAACTATTCACATTTGCACCAGACTTAAATCTAGATGAAGTACAGATATTTAAATAGTCAACAAATACAATATCAGGTTTAAAAGATTTCTTTAATGCTAATTCACTAAGCAAGTTTTTGAAATGACCCGTGTGAGCAGTAGCAGTAGGATATTCTTTAATAATTAATGTGCCTGTTGTTTTACTTTGTAACTTATTTATCTTCGTTTCATACATCTTATAAGGTAATTCTTCTAAATCACTCATGCCGACATTCAATAAGTTTGCGTCTATTCTTTCAGCGATTCTTTCTTCAGCCATCTCTAAAGTTATATACAATACATTCTTACCTTGTAATAAAACAGATGAAGCAAGGTGTGTCATAAACATGGTCTTACCAACACCAGTACCGGCAAGGCAGATATTTAAAGTCTTACTTGGGATACCACCTCTTGTAATCTTGTTAAAGAAATCTAAATCTAATTCAAGTCGTTCTTCTTTTCGATTGTAATAATCATATCGTTCTTTTGATTCAAGTAAGTAATCATGACCGACTTTCTGGTCAAAAGATACTGAAAGAGCATTTGATAATAACTCTGGAAGATACTCTAATGTATGGTTCTTATCTTTACCATCTATGATTTGTATGCCATTTAAAACTGCATTGTGAATAGAACGGTCTTTGCAAAACTTTTCTGTTGTCTCAACTAACCATTCTAGATTAACTGGTTCAGGATTTAAAGTAGATAATATATCAGTAACTTGTTTATACTCATCTTCATTAATAGATTTGTTACCATTAATTTCTATTGATAAGGATTCTTTTGTAGGAAGATTATTATACTTATTAACAAACTTATAGATTTCTGTAAACAATACTTTTTCTAATCTATCAGTAAAGTATTCCTCTTTAATAAAAGGTAAAACTTTTCTACAATATTGCTCATTGTGAATTAAGTTTCTAATCGCTGTTCTTTCAATTCTTTCCATTAACTTCCTTCTTTTAATTGTTCACCAAACCAAGTTCCAGACAATTGTTCGTCAAGTAACACAACTAGAATATCGCCAATATGATTTATAAACTCTTGACTATCTGTATCAGCCGTAATTTTGTTTTCAATAACAGTATAATCAAACACCATAGGCAAAGCACCATCTGATGTCTTTTCTTCTTCTGGTCTAAAACCTACATTACCATATTTAAGAACTATACTTGCATATGGTCCACTAATTAATTGAATTGCTGTAAAGTTTTCTCCTGGCTTTTCAACAAAGACATAATCTTCTCGGTGTTTAGGACTGGTCGTCTGGTGTGTCGGTGGTATCTTCGACTTCTTCAATGTGGTCTCCATACTTAAATTCTTTGGCACAAACAGCGTCTAGCTGTTCTAGTATATCTGGTGTGAAATACCTTTCAGGATTATTATTAATTGTTTTACCAAATGTTTTACTACCATCTGGCAACTCTACCCTCGTTGATACTGATTTAAATATATTATGTTTTAATGCTAAATCTAGTAAGCCATAATATCTATCTAAACCTTTATCGTAAGTTAATCTAACATCTACTACTTTATTTTCTTTTGTTATTCTAGATTTGTAATTTTTACAATGAATAATATTACCAATAACTTCTGTCCCATCTTTTTCTTTTCTCTTTGATAGATAGATAATAGAACTAGCCGCATACTTTAGACCAGACCCGCCACCCATTTCTTTTTGTGGATACATACTACCGATAACATCATAAGTATGATTTGTTATGATAAGAGGAACTTTTGCCTTACCTAACTTTAATGTTAATACTCTAAAGACAGCTTTTACTATTTGTGCCCTTGTCATATCTTTAGTTTCTTTACCTGCCTGTGTATCTTCAATCTCTTTAGTAGTTGATAACATACCTAGAGAATCTAATACAAGTAATAATGGTTTTCTTTCAGACGAATCTTGAGTAATATACTTATCTAATACTGTTAATGCTTGATGTCTAAATTCTTGAACAGTAGTAACTGGCATTACAACCATACGACTACTATCAATTTGTCTTTCTTCTATAATCTCTTTTGATACAGCTGATTCACTTTCAAAAAATATAACACCGCCATCAGGATTTTGGTCTAGAAAATGTTTACACATACCTAGTACAAAGAAAGTTTTGCCTGTTGCACTTTCACCTGCGATAGCAGTTATCTTGTTTGATGGTAAACCTTTGTGTATACCACCACCTAATAATGCATTAAATATATAAGAACCTGTATCAATAAAATCTGTTACATCACCTGACGCACCGTCTGATACTAAACTAGCATATTCATTACCAGTTTCTTTAATTACCTCTTTCAAAAAATCACTCATTATCTACCTCCTCTTATTACGTTCTTTTTGATGTTATTATACACTATGCATAGCCCTTTGTCAAGCAAAAAACTCATCTAAAGTTGCCTTTCTTGAATTTTTAAATAGGTCTGTTTCTGGACCAAAACACCAAACATTTTCTATAAACATCTTATTCATAAAGTCAGCCTTTTCTTGCTCATCTTTAAATAGTGTATCTGATTTTGGTCGTTGCATAATTCTCATGCCAATCTGACCAAGAAATTTATCTTTAAATTTATTCACTAATTCATCACCAGAACGATAACGAACACCATGAATTTTTGGATCCATAATATTTACAAACATAAACTTTGAAACTTCCATAGTTTTTTCTGCAACTGATAAATAAAAATTATCACGCCATTTATCATACTCGTTAAACTTATGCCATGATTGTAACTCTTGTTTTTCACCACCTTTATTATATTGTTCTGTAGAAAAATATGGTGGACTTGTAAATGCAACATCTATATTTGGTAGTTTATGATATGGTAAATCTTCAGCACCACAATTCCATATCTGAACTTTTTTAGGTACGGATAAAAGTTTATTGTATATGGCAATCTGTTCTTGATATCGTTGATATGTATTTGGATTAGGGTCACAACCATAATATTCTTCAGCATCTGAAGCAAAGAAACCGGCAAGTCTATCACCCCAACCACAACTTGTATCTAAAACTGTTTTAGCATTTGTAATATCATAGATTGCTTTTGCAACAACTGGTTTAAATTGTGTTGCAATATATGTACCCAATCTAAATGCTGAGATGTAACTCTTTTCATCTAATCGACCACCTACTAATTTCTCAGTTTCGGTACCATCTAATTCTTTTATCTTTGTTAGTTTAACATCATTAATACCACGCCATATCGGACCTAAACATTTCCATATAGCATAAGCATCTCCATTTTCCCAAACTTCTTTAGGTGCTCTGAAGCCATAACTACTACACTCTAGTCGTAAATCTTGCATGAAATAATTACTTACATCATTAAAGGTACTAGCACCATTTATCAAGCCAAGTCCGTATTCATTATAAGGGTATTTGTAATCATCATACTTTTCAAATACTTCTTTTTCTACTTGCTCGTTAGGAATGCAAATGGTGTTAGTATCAAACTTTTTAAGATTAGCAAATGCTTTTCTCATGTTTTCTTTTGTGATTTCTTTGAGAGGAAATACTGGTTTTTCACTAGCAATATAGTCTGCCAAGTGTGTTCTCATCTTCTCTTTGCCGTACTCAGCGTTCATTTTTTCGAAGATAGTAGATGTCAAGATAGGCAGTTTACCGTCTGTAGCGGCGGCTAAGAGACGGCTATATAGTTCATTGTCTCGTTCATAGTGTGTAAATGCGTTTTCTTTCATTAAAAGAAGTTATCCAAGGTTGATTGTTTTTCAAAATTCCAGTTGATTGCGTTCACGATAAATCGTAATGGTTCTAAAAATGACTTGTCAAACTGTTCATCATAATTAATGTATTGATGTAAATTAAATTCTTTTGGCAAGTGTGTAGGGAAAGATATTACCTTTTCTCTCAACGAATTAGGTTCTTTTAAAACAATAAATTTAATCTTATCGCCTTCTTGTATTTTTTCATACTTAACTAACTTGTTTTTCTTTAGTAAATTATTATACAGTAAAGCACCTTTCACATGAATTGGTGTTGACTTTTGATATATGTCTGTTGATGAAGAATACTTTTTAAGATTATTACATGAACGAGGATAAGCAATTTCTTCTGGTCGTAGTTTTTTAAAGTGTGTTCTAAATTCGTCTATGAATTGTATTAGTGCTGCCTCATCTTTAGTCATAATTATTTTCAATGCTTCTTTAATCTTAACACGACAAGGGGCAGGTGTCGAACTTTTAACAGCCTCGATACCCATAATCTTTAACTTAGGTTCTTTTAAATCAACGCCTTCTTCATTGAACACATTGAGAATATATCTTTTCTTGGCAGTCCATATACCTTTGTTAGCAATTACTTCTCGTTTCATAATCATCTTTTGGTCATATGCTTTTACATATTTAGCAAGTTTGTCATAACTATTATCAATTGCAACTTGTAGTTTTTCTTCACAAAACTTATCTAGAACTTTTACAATCTTTCTTGTATCAGATTTATCTTTAAATATTTTATCTACAACTGCACCTAGTTTTACATAGATAGAATCCGTATCAGAAGCCACAACATAAGTTTCATCTTTAGTTTTTAATAAATTATTTAGATATTTATTTACATCTCTTTCAATCCATCTAATTGCAAGTTGACCTGCTTTTGTGATACCTTCAGCGTGTCTTACATCAAAGTATTTAAAGTATTGATTGCCAATAGCACCATAAGCACTATTCAAAGCAATCTTTCTTGCAAGTTGAATATTATGATTAGCTGCAATATCATTTAATAGTTTTTTATCACCAGTTTCTTGATATAACTTTTTACACTCAATCATTTTCTTTTTGTAGATAACTCGTTCTTTGTAAAGTTTCTCCATCAACTTAGGAAGAAAACCTCGTTTGTCTGTTCTAAACATAGCACCATTAGGTGTAATAGTAGCACCGTCTAGATGAGATAAATCAGATTCTTGATTTAACATTTTATCTACACTTACAGAATTAGGTTCAAACCCGACCATTGTTTCAGGTGAAATATTATACTGCATAATTAAATGTGGATACAAACTGTTTAAATCAAAACTACAAATCCAGTCGTGAAAACCTACGACAGGATCCTTTACATATGCACCTTCATAACCACCAGAGTATTCGTTGTTATTTACAGCAGGACAAACAAGTTTATTTTCTTTGAGATAATTAAATATGATAGTGTCCCACATACGAACTTGACCAAACACATCTTGATAATTTACTTTGCCTTCATAAGCCATAGTCAAATGTAAAGCAATCAACTGCATTTTATCTTCTAACTTATCAACTATCTCAACATCTTGAATGTTATACTCTACGAATAATTGATAGTCATTCTGATAAAACTCTTTGAAAGTATCATATGGATTTTCTAATTTGTTTTCGCCTAATTCTACTTCACCAATGTAATCTAGTTTGTAACTTTCTTGTCTAACGAATGTATGTTTACGATACAGGTCAAGATAATCTAAAACTGAAACGCCTAGAATATCATAATAGTTTTGTTCTCTATTGAATCCTTTAGCAGTTATTTTTGCACTATTAGAAGTTACGATACCCCAAGGACTAAACTGATTTACAAATTCATCGCCCATAAGATATCTAAAACGATTCATCAAATAAGGTATATCAAAGAACTTAACATTCCAACCTGTTACAATATCTGGATTATAAGCAACCCAGAACTTTGTAAACTTTTCTATTAAATCTCTTTCGGTAGAACATTTATAATACTTTACATCATCACGGTCATTAACAAAGTTACCACAACCGAAAACAATAATACTTTTTCTTACATGGTCTTTTACAGTAATACAAATTAAAGGTTGACTTGCAAGACTTGGGTCAGGGAAACCATTCTCACTTTCACACTCAATGTCAATTGTAATTAATCTTATTTGTTTTAAATCCCAATCGACTTTGCCTGGAAACTTATCTGCGATATATGGATATTGAAATCTTGTATTACCAAAATATTCAAAGTTAGTTACACCTTTGTATTCGTCAATCCACTTTCTTGCCTCATACATACTTTCATGTTGTATCTTTGTTACATTACGACCATCTAATGTTTTATATCCTGTTTCTTCTTGAACAGGTGTGAACAAAGTTGGTTTGTAATTTACTTTAAACTTTTTATGACTACCATCATGGTCGATACCACGAACTAGTAATCGACCTTTATGAGGCAGTACACTCGTATAGAATTTCACTATATCTGTGTATTATTAAAGTGTTTGTTTAATGCGGTTAGTTTTTCTTCAGCAGATGCTAATACATCTAATTGTTTATCCATTTCTTCAATAAACTGTGGGTGTTCGCCTATGCCTACTGAATTGTCAAAGTATACAACTACAACAGCAAATGCTGCTGCTATGTCTGCTTCGTATTTTTTCTGTAACGCCTTGAATAAAGGGTTATCTGATTGATGTGATTTTGCCATGATTTATTCTCCTTTTCATAATATTATTATAACATAAAAATGTTATGTTGTAAAGCACTAATCTAAACTATATTTGGTTGTAACCACATATTTTCTGTCTGGATTTACCATAACATTTACCTTACTCATAAACTCTCGGTCAAATAGAATTGGCGTTCTATTTTCTCTATCATCTAAAGTAAATTCTGTTTCGTACATAGTGCCTAAGAACTCGACATCTAGTTTAATCACATATCTAGTTTCGTCATGATTTCTTAAACCACCTACTGATATTTCTTCTTGACGAATTATATCACTTGTAATAGTTTTATCTAGTAAAGACCATGTAATTCTTTTACCATTAACTTTCATCTTGTCAGCATGAATAACTGGCATACCTGAGTTGCCAGTATCAAACTTAGCGATGATTTCACCAAATGGTTTGATAGATACAATCTCTTTAAATCCACACTCACCAGGTACTTTAACCCAATTCTTTTTGTCAGCAAAAAATTCTATAATCTCTTTACTAATATTTTGACCACTTGCTTCTTCTATACCTTCAGTACCAGGAGATGAGTTTACCTCGATAACAAATGGTGGTTCTTTTTCTCTATTCTTACTTGGTATAAAGTCAACAGCAGTCCATAGTCCATTAACTGCTTTTGCAGCCTTTAAACTTTCTTCTATTTCTAATTCTGTTAGTTTTAATTTTTCTGGTTTAGAGCCTTGTGATACATTACTTCTAAAGTCTCCTTCAACTACAGGTCGATTCATTGTTGCTAAAACTTTGTTACCCAATACTAATACCCTAACATCATAATCTGTTTTAATATATTCTTGTAAAAGTAAATCTGCATCGGGGTCTTGTTTGCAAATTAATTGTACAATACTATCTAGTGCTTTTTCTGATTCAATAAACAATACACCAACACCCTTTGAGCCTCTTAAAGTTTTCATAATCACAGGCATTTGTGTATCTAGTTTATCAAGTGCTAGTGCTGATTTCTCAGGGTCGTTTATAAGGACAGTTTTAGGTTGTCGAATACCATAATCAGAAAGTCTTAATGCCGTTCTATACTTATCTGTACATATACTAATTGATTCTCTGCTGTTAATTACACAAACACTATGTTTTTCTAGTGAAGATACAATATCCATCCAACTGTCTTTTCTGACAACTGAACCTCTTATGACAGCGATTGTATCAGCCCCTGAAACTACAAAACCTTTTTTGTCATCTTTATTATGTAATCTAAAAATGCCATCTTCGTATGAAGTATAACCACCTGTTAGTTTATACAGATAATTTTTCCATCCTAACTTTTCTGCTTCTTCTTGTAGTCTATTAGCGGTATGAAAAGTCTTTGCCGCTTCAGGTTCATCTGTAATTATAACTAATTTATATTTCTGATTGCCATTGGCTTCAGTTATAAATTCTCTAAACTTTGGTGCCTTCATCTTCAATTTTTTTACCTATATTATATTTTGCTTGTAAGTCCCATTCATCTTTTTCTTTAAATGATAAAACTTTGATTTGTGATAGAGGTGCTTTATTTTCAGCAACTGTGGCATTAACTATTGCAATTAATCCCCAATCGCCTAATAATTGAGCAATTGTATTTCTTCTTTCAATATCGTTCTCGGTTAAGTTTGATTCTTTACCATCTAACGCAAATAGTTCTTTAAAATGCGTTATGAAATATCTACCTTGTTTGTGTAGTATATGACACGATTGAAATAATTTTTTATCTTTTCTAGAGGCAACACCAATTCTAGTTAGTGTTTCACGAACCTTTAAAAAATCGTCTGGTTCTTTTAATTGGACTTCCAACATATCTCCTGGATCCCAACTAATATCTAATTCATTCATTTTATCCCACCTTTATATAGTTTTTCCTTGATGAGTTTTATATCATCTTTGGTGAGTATATCAAGAGCGGTCTTTGCCTTATCATTACTATAACCATAATACTCTTTTACACACTCAATCTCTTTTAGTTTATTCGCTCTCAGAAACGGAGTAAACCGTTTCTTACTTCTAATACTATTTAGTAGAAATTGAAACTGCATATCTCTATCAAGAAAATGATTTCTATTCATTTCATTGACAAGCATTACGGTGTCTGAAAAACCAGATAACATCTTATTTACAATAAATGCAGGATACTTCTTTTCCCACATTGGGTCATCTGAGTTCATGACATTCTTTTTAGTAAAGTTTATTGCGTTTAAGTATTCTTTTAAATCATAACTCATTTGAATTTAACCTGGGACATCAATTCAGTTAAACACGCCACCAAGTTAATTTCTTGGTCTGCAACAAAGGCAGACTTATACTGATAATCAGCAATAATTAAAACAGCATGAGGTATAGTTTCTGGTTGTAAACTATCATACATATTGTCATAAATTTTTCTAAAGATTTTAACCGGGTCATTATCAAGATTATTGACAACCCATTTTCTCATATCACTAAACTCTTTACCTTTAAGGTGAGTTACAAGTGTCTTTAAATTTTCATCAGATACATTAACAAGTATACCAGCATCAATAGTACCACTTACAGAATATCTTTGTAATTCATTAATAAGTTTTCTAAAGTCTGGGAAATGTTTCTTGATTAATTCAGCAAGTACTTCTTCTTCAAAGTCAACATTCTGTTCTTTGAGAATATAAGTTGCTCTTGAAAACAACTGACTTGCTAATTTAGGTTTATCTTTTGGATTGATTCTAAATTCTATATTAGAAAATCTACTATGCAATGGTTCGATTATTCTATTCTTAAAATTACAAGTAAGAATAAATCTACAATTCTTGTGAAACTCCTCGATGAAGCCTCTCAATGCAGGTTGTGTAGATTGTGGATTTAGATAATCTGCCTCATCAAGTATAACTACTTTTTTACCACCTGATAGTGATACAGTAGAGGCAAAGTTTTTAATCTTAGTTCTTAGTACATCAATGCCACCTTCTTCGGAACCATTAATCATAATCCAATCACATTCTAATTCTTCACATAATGCTTTTGCAACTGTGGTCTTACCTATGCCTGGTGTGCCAGAAAATAATAGATTAGATAGTTCGCCTTTCTTGATAAAGGACTTAAATAGTGTTTTTAATGATGGCGGTAATATGCAATCATCAATCTTAGCGGGCCTATATTCTTCGACCCATAAAAAGTCTGTATTCATTCTTTACTCCATTCATAATATAATTTAAATTACTTAGTAATTGTGCTGTCTGGCTCAAGAGCAATCCAGTATTCAATAGGTAGTTTTTTGTTTTTAAAATGAGATATAGACTTTGAAGATACTGAAACATCATAATCACCAGATAACATTTTTAGATTTTCTACTTTAAAATAGAAAGTATAATCTGCTGTAGCACCTTCGCCTACAACAATATCAAAGTTGTTTGATGTATCATTCTTTTTATCACATACTTTTAATATGATATCACCACCTTTTGTTCCTACTAATGCAAGGTCAGGTGTTTTCAGAATTGCAGCCATCTTTTTTAATTCTGTAAGATGTGATTCTAATAAACTAAAAGTAACATCTGCCTCTGGCATATTTACTTCTTTAGTTGGCGATACTAGAACTGATGGGTCTGAATAAAAGTATTTTGCTTTTGACTTACTGCCTTCAGCAGAGATAGTCATAAACTTATCTTGTAAAGATAATTCAGGTTTGTTTAGTCCCGACATGACTGCAAGAAACTCATTGAGGTCATAGATACCAAATTCAGTATCAAATGATTCATCAATATCTGCCTTAGCAAATATGTTTCTCATAGTAGAAATTGTACTTAATTGTTTTCCTGGTTTAATCAATATGTTAGTATTGATTTCAGAAAAGTTTTTTAGGATGTTTTGTGTGTTTTGATTTAGTTTCATAATATTAATACTCACCTTTTTGTTTAATTCAACTTATTATAACAGAAATAAAGAGACCTGTCAAGCAGGTCTCTCTAAAATAAAAAACAAATAATTATTTGTTCATAACGTACATTGTTACTTCAAAACCGAAACGCATTTCAGTTGCTTGAGGTTGTGTCCACATAGTATTTCTCCTTGTTTATGGTTAATCAAAAAATCATTAATCATAAACCAGTTCATTGAAGATGCATTTATAAATAAACACAAGGTTCAACTTGAGATTTATTATTACTTGATGTCTATAGTTCGAGGTTTCTTTTCCTCTGGTACAACTTTTTCTAACTCGACTAAAAGCATTCCATCTTTCAATTTAGCACTATTTACAATCACATCATCTGCTAATGTAAATGTTCTACTAAATTTTCTTTTTGAAATACCTCTATGAATAGTTTCCTTTTCATTCTTATCATCATTCTCAACTGACTTAATTGTCAATTGGTTAAGAGCAGATTTAACTTCAATATCTTTTTTATTAAAACCGGCAAGTGCCATTTCAATCTGATAATTTAAGTCATCTATCTTATTAATGTTGTAAGGTGGGTATGATGTCGGTTGTTTAACCGTGTACTCTAATGTATTATCAAAGCGGTTAAATAGGTCATCAAACCCTACTGAAAATGGTCGTAATTCGTTCCATATATTACTTGGTATAGATAGTCTTGTCATATTTTTTCTCCTTTTATTAAGCAAGTTATCATTGCGATACCTCTTAATTGAGCGTATCACAATTATTTATACAAGTTAAATAGTACATTTGTAAAAAAGTGCCGTTTTTTTGTCTCGGGTGAAACGGCAAAACCCACATTGGTGTCTTTGCGGAAGACACTCTACCTCTAATGTCAGGACTTACGAACTGCCTCACATTACTATTTATACGATAAAATACTCTTACTGATTAGTGTAAGCGAATTTTTGTTTACCGTATACAGCTTTGATACCAGAAGCAACAATATCAGAGAACGAAGTATTAACAGAAGCAAATGAATTACTTCCAAACACTTTGTTTACACCAGCAGCTACAATAGCTTTAGTAGGTGTACCTAAACGATACGAAGTACCACCAGCAGATTTATTAATATAAACCATGTGTCCTTCAGTTCGTAGTTGGTCAACCATTGCTCGTGGTGATTTCAAATCAAATCTACTTCCTCTTAAAGTTTTC